TCGAGGGAGGTGAAGATGGCCGCGACGTTGTTGCCCAAGCCCATCGTGACCGAGAACTCGGCGTAGGTGTCACCGAGCTCGCGGGCCCAGACGATGATCTTGCGACCGTCGATGTCAGCCCCGGCCTTGCGGACCTTGACCAGGACGCGGTTCAGGATCGAGGCCGTCGGTTCGGCGTTCTTGCCGGTGGTCCAGTGGCTGGTGACGATGCCCTCGTCCTGCCAGATCTGGAGCTCGGTGCCTGTCTCGACCGCGCCCACGACGACCAGGCCGGCGTAGATCTCGTCACCGCCGAGCTGGGTGATCGAGCCGTCGTACAGGAACTGGGCCGCCGTGTCGTCGATGAAGAACGGAGCGTTGAGCGTGACGATGTTGTCGGTCGAACGCTCGGACGGCGTGGTGGTCGTGATGTCGATCAGATCACCGACCGCCGCCTGGGCATCGTCCGCCAGGTCCTGAAGCCAGCGGTGCAACTGGAGCACCGTGTAGTTGGTCGTGTTTGCGACGTGGGTGATCGCTCCCGCCCCGCTGATCGCAAAATCCGTGCCGATTGCCACTGATCCGTCCTCCTAGTCGGCCTACTGGCCGAACATCCAGAACCCCTGCTTCGACGGCATCAGGGCTACCTGAGCATCCTGGAGGCAATGATATCCACGTCGTCGCCACCGCAGACCATGCCATTTGGCAGCAACCACAGGCGAGTCATCTCGCCGTTGTGCGATTTCTTGCCGATCCCGACGGCCATGATGTTGGATCCAGCCATCAGGTTCCCGACATGGTGTCTCGTGAAATAGGGCTGGTCGCCCGGCTCCACGATGATGCAGAAGAGGGGTCGCTGGCTCTCCTTGAGATACAGCAACCATGTTCCAGGGGCCCGCATGAGGTCCCGGTTCGCGTCGACCCATCCAGGTTGGTCGAGGTCGATGCCGATGTTCCCGGCCGACCGGTCCTCGGGTTCGATGACGAGGAAGAACGGGAAGTCGCCCTGCCAGTCTCCGTTTCCGGTCGGCTCGACCTCGACGGCCGTCCCCTCGATGACCTCCATCGTCATCCTTCCATCCCCAGCTTCTGGCGAGCCTCTTCGCGGGTGAGGGCCTTGTAGCCGACGCCCTCGAGCTGCTGCTCACGGAATGACTGCTCGTAGTCCTTGCGGAAGGCGATCTCCCGCAGGAACGTCTCCTCGGTGATGATCTGCTGGCCGATGTGGCCGACCTTCACGGAGGTGTCCACGAAGATCCGGCTACCGGACGCCTTGGCCTCCTCGCAGAAGCGGAAGTCCTCGCCCTTCTCGCCATCCCAACGGAAGAACGGCGGCGGGATCATGCGTTCGCGCTCTTCCCACTCCGGGAAGCCCTCTCCGGTCTTCTGCATGAGGATGCGATCAAAGACCCGCTTGTGGATGAGGCAGAAGGCCATGCCCGTGGCGTCGACCTCGACGGCCGAGTCCTCCTCCCACTGCTCGAGGAAGGTGTACCCGCTCCAGGTCCGACCCTCCACCAACGGGGCCCGCTCGGCCGAAATGTACATCGTTGGCTGGTAGGGATCACCGCGCTGGAAGCACAGCCCCGACACGATGTCGAGATCGAACTTCTCACGGGTCTCGACCAGAGTCTTGATGTCGGACGGCTGCCAAGTCATGTCCGAGTCGATCAGGAGGACCCAGTCGCCCTGCATCCGGCCGATGGTCTCGTTGCGCTGGAAGACCAGCACATTGCCCTGGATGATGTACTTCTTGACGAACTCGCCCTGCTTCAGGAACGAGTAATCCGTCATCAGCAACGAGATAGCCGTCTGGGCCGCAACATGGTCGCGGGTGATCATGGCGACGGTTCCGACGCACACCTGGGAGATGGCCGGGTTCTCGTTGATCTCCAGGACCGTCATCTCGGTCCCGTCGACAATCCCAGCCCGCCGTTCGCGGCGGGCTTTAGGCTTGGCCTCGGCCATCGTCAGGCGACGACGACTTCGGCAGCGGTAGTCTTGGCAACAGGGCTCGTGGGATCGGTGACGTCGTAGAGCTGGACGGTGTACGTCCCGGCCGACGGGAAGATGTACCCGTTGAACTGGAACGCACCATCCGGGGTCACGCCGAAGACCTGGGTCCGACCGACCTCGACTGCGCCGACCACCATGGTCATGACGTAGCGGAACTCGGGGCTGGTCGGGTAGATCGAGGAGCTGAAGTGGCCCTCGTCGTTCGGATCGGCACCGCTGATCGCGAACTTGACGACGTCCTTCTTCGCGGTGATGGCTCCCGACGCGGGAGTCGGGGTGATCGTGACTGCCATTAGAGGTCCTCCTGGACTACATGGACGAGCTGGCTGCTCGTAGAGTAACTGGCCGGGACGAGGCTACCAAGCCAATTCCCTGAGCCGGCTCAACTTCGGCGCCACTGTCGCAAACGGGTCTCCTCCCGCATCGAACGGCGTGGCGTAGATCTCCTCCCGGGGCTCCTCGCCGCCCCACTTCGAGAGGTGGTACTTCTTGTTCTTGGGGAATGTCCGGTCGTTCGACTTGCGGCGGTTGATGTCACCCAGGATCGTCTTGCTCGCAAGGTGCCGCGAAGAAGACGGCATATCGGTCCGCCAGACGCCAGCCAATCGAGCTCGCCAATCCCAGTCGCAGTCCTCGCAATAGGCCGGATGGTAGTTCTCATCGAACCAGCCGGCCGCCTCGATGGCCTGGTCGTTAATCGCGAATGCCGCGTACCCGCAATTCTCCAGGAAGACCGCCAGGGGACCTTCAGCAGCCCACATGAGGCGGGCCATCTCGGCCAGGTCGCCAGGGGCGTAAACCATGTCGTCATTCGAGAAGAACCACCATGGCGCCCGGAGGTTGGCCTTGATGGCGAGGTTGATCGAAGCCGAGAAGCCGAGGTTCGCCCCGGGCCGACAGATGTGACGGTCCTCCCAGAAGGGCTTGTTCTCGATCTCGTAGCGCCCCCCGTTGTCGACAACGTAGTAGCGCCTGACCTCCTCGTCCACGCTGTTCTCCATCCCCACGAGAAGGTCGTAGCGATCCAGGACCGGGACGACGAAGACGGGGATCACGGGTAGTTCCTGTAGTAGTGGTGAACGACGGTCTTGACGAAGGCGAACCTCACCCCGTCATCCCACATCCGCAACCACATGTCGGCATCACCATTGCGTTCCCGGTCATAACAGTCATGCCGGTAGCGGTACTCCAGGCTGCGCCGGTAGATGTACGAGCCCTGGGTGATGCTCCCGTCGCCCGGCGGGTAGGAGCCGTAGACCTGGGCGGTGCGCTGACCATTCTTCCAGGTGTCGCTCTGGCCGTAGATGAACTTGGCGTCCGTGAGCTCCGACTCCGCAAGCAGCACCTCGAAGTTGTCGGGGGTGTATTCGTCGTCGTCGTTGAGAACGCTGATCCAGTCGCCACGGGCCCAATCGAGTCCGAAGTTGAGGGCCGTCAGCCCCTGGAGTCCCCACGCCTTCTCATGCTCGGCCGGATAGACATCGTGGGCCAGGTTCCAGAACCGGAAGCGACGATCCATCGAGATCAGGGACTCCATCTCGATTACCGTCTGCTCCTCCGTGCCGTCCCCGACGACCAGGCACTCCCAGTCGCGGTTGGTCTGGGCAAGGATCGACGGGATCGCCCTCGTCATCAGGAGCTTCGTGCGGTTGTAGGTCGGGATGATGACCGAGATCATCGCGACCCCCAGCCGAGGATCATCGAGGGGAACCCACCCATGGAGAATGTCTCCTGCTCCACCAGGTAATGCCCGCTGGTCGTGAACCAGTTGGCGAAGTCCTGTTCGTCGTAGCGCCAGAGATGGAAGTACTCGGTTGACGGATCCGGCTCGTTGAGTGGGTGGCCGATCACCACCGATCCGGCATGCAACGCGAACCTCCGGTACGTCTCAAGTGGCCTCGGAAGATGCTCGAGGACCTCGCAGGCTACGAGAATGTCGCACTCGATGGCTGGTGCATCCTCTATCCGCGACAGGACATGCTCGAGCTTCGGGTAGCGCCTGGCGCAGACCTCAACACTGTCTTCGGTCAGGTCGATGCCGATGACCCGGTGGTCGTAGGAAAACGGCCCGCTGATGTCTCCCGACCCGACCCCGAGATCAATGATCGTGACCCTCCGTCCAAGGCCGGCAATGGCCTTCTCGATGTAGCGCCGAGCGAGGAGGATGCGATACGAGTGAGCCGAGTCGTCCCATACCGGAGCCAGGTTGTTCTGCTCGTGGATCACGAGCTGCTCCTCGTCGGAGCGTTCCTTCATCCGCTGCATCAAGTCCTCCGCAGGACCGCCAGGCCCCACTCACTGGGGTAAACGGTCTCGAGGAGGTACTCGGGGTTCTTCTTCAGCCAGTCATCCACGGCCGGCCTGACCTCTGGCGAGGAGAGATGGAGATAGTCGTGCAAGGTGATGTACTCAGGGCGAAGTGTCGCGGCCCGGTAGAGCTCGAGGATGGTCTGGGCGTACTCGTGGCTGCTGTCAATCATCACCCAGTCTGCCTGGCGAGGAAGATCGACTTTGACCGAGTCGCCCACCACGAAGGTCCAGCGCGGATCCATGCTGACGCGCTCGGGGATCGGACATTCGGGGTTGGTGTCCACTCCGATGAGGACGCCGTCGGGAGCCATCCCGTCGAGGATCGCCCACGAGGAAACCGCTCCCCGGATGCCGAACTCGACGACGACCCTGGCCCGCGAGGCGAACTCCATCAGGTGTCCCAGGTGGGGTTCCATGTCGACCCACGCCTGCGCGTAAGCCTTCAGGTCCATACCCGGCCTGTACTCATCCCTCTCAGGCATGTTCCATCAACCTCGTGTCGTGCCACCTGATGTATCGCTCGGGCGTCCCGAGATCGACATAGCTGCCGAGGAAGGCCCAGCCCATCTTCAGCTTCCCGAGCTGGGGCCCGTCCTTCTCCGCATCGGTGAATGTCGCCAGGGCTCCGGCCCGCACCACGAATGCCCCCCAGCCCTTGACCATGCCCATGCCCCCGTTGGGGCGCTTTGTATCGACCCGCAGGACCCGGTCCCCATCCAGGATGACATTGTCGAGCTGGTCCGAGCCGGCCATGAACAGGGCCAGGGCCCCGTCCTCCTTCACAGCCGCGACCACATCGGCCAGGCCCCGGTCGCGGTTGCAGCGCCAGATCGCGTCCGGCAGGATCGTGGCGATGAGGGTGTCCTTGCCGAACTCCGCCGCGAGCATCTCGCCCGCTCGACCGAGAGCTCCGGGCAGGGCCGGGGCCTCGATCCAGAGCGTCTCCACGAAATCCTCGTCGAGGGCCCGCAGAAGGCATCCGTCGGTCGTCGAGTTGACGATGGCGAAGATCCGTTCCGTTACCTTGCGGAGCTCGGCCAGGGTGTGGTGGTAGAGCGGCACGATGCCGGACTCCGTAATGGTCGGAGACAGCGGTTTCGGGAACGGCATCCCCAGCCTGGTCCCGTTGCCGCCCATGGGCATGAGGCCGATGATGTCAGGCAAGCGATCCCCTCACCTTCTCGATATCGCCTGCGGCGTAGAACTCGAGCCAGGTCGAGAAGACCGTCCGGTCGTGGACGTACATCTCGTCGGAGTTGGAGATCCGGTAGCTGTCATCCATTGTCCCCTTCCCGAAGAACGGGTGGAGATGCTCGATGACGACGTCCGGCATGTAGTGGAGACAGCCGGCGCCTTCGCCAAGGACCTTCCAGGCGTTGTCGATGTACAGGTGGCGGGCCGCCTTCAGGCCGAAGTAGCCGAGGGCCCGGACGATGGGCGTGGTCACGAAGACATGGGTGGGGATGTCGTTTCGGAGGGTGTCCCAGGCGTAGGCGTAACCTCCGCCCGCGAGGACTTCGGTGACTCGCTGGTCCCAGCCATCGGTTCGGAAGCGGTTGTCGTCCCCGATGAAGCCCAGGATGGATGGGGCTTCTTCCGCCAGGAGCCGATCAACAGCCGATTGCAGGACTTCATTCATCCACTCCCTGCGAGGGACCGTGACGTAGGGAACGTGGTATTCGCTGACATCCTCGTCGTCATTGAGGATGAAAACGAGCTGGGTGTCAGAAAGGCGCTTCGTCGCGACGAAGGTCTGCCAGGTCTCGAAGGCTGCGGCTGGTCTGTTCTTGCTCGGGCACAGGACGAGCAGGCTCATTGTCCCTCCGAAGATGAGGACTTCCATGATGCCGCGACGGCAGCCTTACGACGAGCCTCCGACGCGGGGGTCCGGCCCTGGCGGGGGATCTCGTAGCGGTCGAGCCAGTTGAGGATGGTCTGCCGGCTGACTCCGTACTCCAGGGCTGCTGCCGCGAGACCATGGTCGTTGTAGACCGCCGCGAGGATCCCGATGTCGGCATCGTCCACGGGCTTGCGCGACTGACCCCTGGCGGGGCGTCCCGGCCTGCCCTGGGCCGAGGTAACAGGGGTCGCGACCTTGTGGCGCACCTTGGGTGCGGGCTTGGGCTTGGCCGGGGGCCGTCGGGGCGTCAGCACGGCCTCCGTCTGGTCCGAGTAGTCGAGGTGCTTGAGGTCGCGGAGACGCTGGTAGAGGGCCTCGCGCTGTTCCTCCTCGCCGGAGGTGAGCTTGGAGCGGTCTGCCTTCATCAGGGCGTGGAACTCGAGCGCCACGTCCGCCTCGTCCGCCTTGACTGTGAGGTAGGGCCGCAGCACGCGGATCGCTGCTGCCGCCATCTTGCCGCCAGCGACCCATTCGTAGATGGGGCGCTGATTACCGATCCTGGGCGTCAGATGGATCGACCCACCGAACGCATCTGCAAGTAGACGCAGAGGGGCTGGGTTTACCTGGTGGCACGTCATCCGCAACGACCATCGCACCAACTTGCGGTTGACGTTGATCGAGATGGATCCCTCGCCATCGAAGAAGCCTGCGAGGTAGGCCACGCGCACGTTGTCCATGCACGCAGCCTACCTCAGAAGTTGACTCTCGTCAACTATGATGTCACCGTGGTGGCATCACGCCTCGTCATAGCTGTAGTTCACGGTCTGCTGCGTCCAGTTGCCCGGACCGGCAGTCGCGCCGACCGCGAGCTGCATCACGAGGTACTTGGTCCAGGCGTTGAGCTGACCAACCGTGTACTGCGCCGCATCCCAGGTCGCCTTGTTGCCGGCGGTGTAGGTGGTGGCGTTCGCGTTGGCGACGGTGCTGGCGGCCGTGGTGCCCTGCTGGTACGCCACGAAGGCCCCGGTGAAGTACAGCGTCGTGGTCGTGTCCACGGTGCTGTTGAACCACACCTTGAAGCTCTGGACGTAGCTACTGGGCGTCGCGGTGATCTTGAGACGGATCCACTTCTCGTAGGAGTTGGTTCCGACCGTGATCGGGTTGGCCTGGCGGTTCGCCAGGGTGTTGGTGGCGTTGTCGGCCGACTCGAGATCGATGCCGGTCACCGCGTCGGTGACGGTCGGCCCGCTCGAGGTCGAGACCGAGAGGACGAGAGTTGCAGCCATGGGCGATATACCTCATCTGGTTTCTCGACCATGGGATTGGCCTTGAGATGACCCCATGGGATTGGGGTTGCGCCGTCAGCCTTTCGGCGGACCCGCTGCCGGCGACGTTGCCGGCGGCGGCGTGGCGACTTCCTTGGCCGTCAGGACCTCGTCGACCGTGACGACGCCAAGGGGCGTGTTCGCCATGAGCTTGTTGTTCGGGTTGCTCTCGTCGTTGATGTCCCCGAGAGGAGGGCGACCTTCGTCCTGCCGCGCCTCGTTCACCGTCTTGTAAGGCATGCCTGCGAGCGCCAACTTGTTGATGTTGGCCTTTGACATGGACTCCTTGATATTCAGACGGGTGAAGCGGAAGGCGAGGTTGTTCGCGGTGCCTCCATACGAGTCATCCCAGACGATCTCCCGAGTGAAGTAGTCCTGGACGAGGGCGAGCAACGGTCGCAGCCCCTGATCCTGGGTCAGCTCCTGCTGGATCTCTCCTTCGGAGCGGTTGATGTTGAACGAGAGGCCGATGTCCTGCGGCGAGATCAGGTAGACGGCGCAGATCTTCCGCACGAGGTAGTCGAGCCACTCGCGGTACTGCATCTCCCGGTTCGATCCACGGAACGGGATGAACTTCGCGCCCTTGGTGCCACCGAGGAACGCCATCGCGCCCCTGCCGGCCACCTCGTACTGCCAGTAGCTCTTGAAGCCCTCGACCTGTTCCGGCCGGGCTCCCTCACCGAGGTCCAGCATGCCGTCCGGTGCGGCGTTGGTGACCTGGCGAGTGTTGTACATGGACCCCGAGAGCTCGGCGTCCACGGTCATCTTCAGGGTCTCGAGCGGCGAAAGCCCGACGACCGAGTAGGTCCGTGGGTTCGCCATGATGTAGACGAGGTCCTGGTTACGGAACGGCACCTCGTAGGTCGGCGCCGGCACCCACCAGTAGCGGGTCTCGTCGGGATCTCCGTCCCACAGGGCATTGACCTTGACCTTGGCCCCGTCCACGGCGTGGAGGAAGGCCACCCCTCCACCGAGAGTGCGCTCCTTCTCGATGGACCCGGCATCGAGGACCAGGATGTCCTCGATGATCGGCTCAACCCAGGAACGGAAGGACTCCACGGCCAGGTTCGGCCTGGTAAACAGGTCGCGCAGCTCGCCCTGAAGGCTCTCCTTGATGGGCTTCGTCTGGTCGAAGGCCACGATGTCCCACTCGGCCGAGGAGACCTGGGCCTTGCGGACATTGATCGCGGCGCGGATCCACTCCGAATGCTCGGCCCAGTTCCTGAACAGGCTCGAGCTCGACTTCCCGACCTTCCCGCGCTCCTGGAAGATCAGGTTGGCGCTTCCCGGGGGGAGGTTCTTGGGGCTGGTCCGGTAGGACCGGGTGAGCATGTCCGAGATGACGCCCATCAGCGCAGCTCCTTGAAGTGCGCCGCAAGGATCCGATCTTGCTGGGCGTTGAGAAAGTCGGACTCGACCTTCTGGTTGGCAGCCGTGATGGCCTCTTCGTAGGTGAGACGGTGCGTCTCGATGCCCGTGAGGAGGACCCCGATGTAATCGGGGACGAGCCGCTTCCCGTCTCGGAACTCGTATTCGATCCACTCCCGCTGGGGCGTCTGCTCGCTCATCATCACCTCTTCAATGACCCGAAGAAGAACGTGTCTCCGCCCATGTCCATCGAGTACCCCAGGGCATCAACGAAGTCGTCGTGGCCCTTGGGGAAGGACAGGAGCTCTACCTCGAAGGCCGTCCCGCGCAGGGACGTGTGGTGGTAGACCTTGTGGGCCTCGTACTTCGCGGCGACGGCCCGGGCCCGGGTGACCTTGTCCACGTCCGCCTTCTTGCCCTCGATGGGGATCCTGGGATAGGTCGCCATGACCTCCTGGATCAGGGTGGACTGGAACTGCTGGCTCTCGACGATGACCAGTCCGATGTTCGGGTAGGCCATCCATCCGTCGTAGACGAAGTCCGCGTGGTGGCTCTCGCGCTTGTCGCGGTAGGCCGAGAGGACGTAGAAGTCGCCCGTCTCGAGGTTCTCGGCCGTGGTGCAGCGAGCGGTGTAGTCGGCCCGCTCCTTGATCGACGATGCGAGGTCCACACCCATACGGAGGGTGAACTTTCCCGCTGGAAGGACATCGAAGTGAGTGAACGGTCCGTGGAAGATGTTGCCCTCGAGCAACCCTGAGATGTCGTTCTGGTAGGAGCAGGCGAAGAGGGCCGAACCCATCTCCTCCTTCTCTTTCAGGAGCCGGTCCACGGACCAATACTCGGGCCAGTACGAGATGAGCCGACCACGGTCGTCCTCGGTCAGGCTCGAAACAACATGGCTCTTCCAGCCGAAGCCACCGTCGTAGGTCGGCTTCATGAACTGCTCGTAGAGGTCCTCCTCGCCCCAGCGGGTCCCGATGACGACAACAACACCGTCCGGTGCCAGACAGGGTTTGAGAGTTTTCTTGAACCAGACCTCGACCGCCTCACGCTGATCGACCGACTGCGTGTTCTCCTCGTCGAGGATGTCGTCCATCAGGATCAGGTCGAAACGCTTGGAAATGATCGCCCCGCCAACGCCTACGGCGAAGAGGGTGACGTCCTTGCTTCCCAGCCAGCGGCTGCCGGCCACCAGCCATTCCTTGTCGGTCCACTTCGCGGAGCTGGGCTTGCTCTCGGGGAAGACCAGTCGGTGCGCGGCGTTCTGCTCGACGGTGTACTTGATCGCTCTGGAAAAGTCCTTGGCCTGGGTGTCCGTGTTGCTGACCATCCCGATGCGGATGTCGGGAAACTTCCCCGTCATCCAGGCGCACAGGATCGTGTTGTCCCAGGTCGTCTTCGCCCCGCCCCGAGGAAGGAGGTAAACCTCGTTCTCGCGGTGCAGGATGGCATCCAGGGTCTCGGTCACCATCTCTCGATGATGGATGGCCGGGACATACCCGAAGACGTACTCGCCGTAGGCGAAAACCGCCTCCGGTCCGTCAGTTCGAGCCAGTTCGACTAAGGCGTGGGATCGGAGATCGTGCAGCTCCGTCGGAGTCAGCGATGCCCCGAGTTGCCTCGACAATGGTTCTAAGGATGTCTGGTCCGAGGGTTCCTCCGGCGGAAAGGCTGATACCAAGGCTTCGCTCCTCCGTGATGCTGGACGGCCGCCCAAAGAGGACATTCAGGCGGTCGATCAGGAGCGCCACGTCGGCCGGCTTGACCACGATGAGCGGCTCGGTGATCCACTCGTCGTGGCGGAAGACGTCGCGTGTCTCGTGGAGCTGGGTCCGCATCATCGTGATCGCCTCGTCGATGAGGTCGATGGCGTTGTCGCGCACCTTGACCTCGCGGGCGATCCGCTTGGCCTCATCGTCGGCCAGGTAGGTAATGGCCTTCTCGTTCCGCTGGGAGCGGAAATCGAGACGCTTCTGGCCCCAATCGTGACGGGTGGACTGGCCCATGACCAGGGAGTGGTTGGCGATGCCGTTCATGCGGGCCAGCTCGCGCAGGCTCATCTCCCCGGTGATGTACTGGTTCTCGATGGCAGTCCAGTCGAACTTCTTGTTGCTCACCGGATGTCCCTCGTGATCCCGTACCGGAGGTCTGGATCCCACCAGAGCTCGAGACGGGTGATCTTGGGATGGTTGATGAGGAGCCTCTCCAGGATCCAGGAGGCGATCCCCTGGCCCGTCTGGGACCCGCCCACGAGCATGTCACTGAGCTGGTGGAGATGGAGCTCGGAACAGATCGCCTGGAGGTTCCTGACGATCTGGGTGGTCACCTCGGTCTGCTCGGTAACCTCGACGACAAAGTGATGGCCGTGGAGGTGAGGGGTCTCGAGGAGGTCGTTGTGGGTCGCGTCGAAGCTGAACCTGGCGATGATGTAGCGGCTCATGGGATCAGGGAGAGCTCCTGCTCGGCCTTGGCCTCCTTGATGCGGAGGCACGTCTCGCAGGATTTGCTCTCGAACCAGTCCGAGGGAAGGCCCTCAAAGAGCTCATCGTCCTCGGCCACCTCGAGCCCGCAGGCGGTCGAGGCCGGGTCATCGAACTTCAGAACATGCCAGGACGCGATCTTGACCCAGGTGACGCGAGCCATGGAGCCCTCCTGAAAAAGAAGACGGGCCGCCCAAGAGGGGCGACCCGTCCATTCGGGGCTGATTGCTTCTCTACGCTGCCCGGAGGTCAACCAGGAGAGGCGCGGAGCTGCGACCAAAAGACCCTGTGCAGTTGTACCACGAAGCCTACAGCCTTCGCTACCCCTTCCGCTAGATCTCCTGGTCAGCTTCCGCTGCCCGGCGGGCGTTCACATCCACCCACTGGTCAGTCTCAGTGTCGTACTGCCAGTCCACCTTGAACTCGTCGAGGGCCAGGGACTGCACCTGACCGTCCTCGAGAACGGCGATCCCGAACACCGACCCGCCCTCGCGAAGACCGAAGCCTATGAGAGCTCCGTTCCGCGACGAGCACCAGCCAGCCGAGATCGAGATGCGGAGGGGCTCGCCTGCCGGGAAGAGGGAGAGGCCCATCAGCGGACACCAAAGCAACTGGCGCACATGGCCGGCGAGGCGATCACGTTCCCGAGGCCGATGTAGAAGCAGATCCTGCGGTGACCGCAGGCTGTGCATTTCTGGCGCTCGGTGCGGTGGAAGCGGATCGTGATGGAGATCTCGGATCCCTTCCCGGGTGTCACCGAGAAGGTGGTGTCCACCGGGCTGGGGAACATGACCATCTGGTCAGGATGGTGCGGGAGAGGCGCCTTCACGAAGGCTTCGGCCCGCAGCGGGGAGATGGGGTTTTCGCCGGTCATGCTGGCCTCCAGCAGATCTCCTCGACGCGGCGCCGGAGCCACGCCTCGGGGGTCTCTTCCTTCGCGGCAGCTTCCTGAAGAAGGGGGTCACCGCGAACGATGTAGGTTTTCTGGGGGTCCCCGAAGACCGAGTTGTCAACGTAGATGGTGCCGTTGTTCCAGCCCTGGTTGTAGAGGTAGTTGTTGCTCACCGAGCTGCTGTTGCTGACGGTGTAGGTCTGCCACCAGTTGTCCGTCGTGGGCACTTCTGGATCCTTTCGCTTCTGCCTGTCGGCCAGCTTCTGAGCGTACTCCCAGCCCTCCTGGGCCAAGGTCTTCCCGCCCCGGTTACCCATCACGATCATCGTGTCGGGCAACCACTTCGAGGTGTAGACCGGGAGGCCGAAGATCCGACGAAGATCATTGTGGGACCTCGGCAACGAGTCCTTCCCGGAAAGGATGTCCTCGCGCAGGCCCATGATCAGCCCTTGATAGTCCGGTCCACGTTGACGGTCGGCAGGCGCTCGAGGATCTGGCCCATGAGGTCCTTGAGGTAGCCGACCTCCTTCTCGAACCGCTTCTGCTGGAAGTCCATGCTCTTCTCGAACGCGACGCGCTCGGCCTTGAGGTTCTCCTCGCGGACCTCGAGGATGGCCTCCTCGCGAGCGGTTTCGATGCCCTTGAGGGCCTGCTCTGCCTCGAACTCCTGGCGCTTCCGCTCGAGGCCGACCATGTGGGTGACTTCGCGCTTCTCGCGGGCGTTGTCCTCGACGATCTTGGCCTTGGCGATCTCGAGGTCGGTGATCTGGCGCTTCAGGTCGATCACGGACTTCGCCGCGTCGAGCTGCTTCATCTGGGCATTGCGCTCGATGCGGAGCTCCTCGATCTCGGCCTTCAGGGCGAGAACCGCCGTATCGAGCTCCCTGGTCTGCTTGTCGAACAATCCCATGGTGACCTCCTACCAGTCCCGCATGATCGCGGGGGTGTTCGGGCCCGCATACAGGCCCACGGTGTTGAACTCCAGGTACTCCTGGGCTTCCTCGTCGCCAAGCTCGCCGTCGGCCATCAGGGCATTGACCATCTTGGTGTAGCTGTACACGGCGAAGTAGCGGTGCGTACCGCCCGCCTCTACTTCGGTGACATCCCCTCTGTCTGGAACAGTACGAACCGTCATGGGCTCGAAACGCTCCGCGATGCCCATGAACGCTTCGTCCATACCATCGAACAGGACGATGCCCTCGTCCTCGAGGCCCATCTCTCCGATGATGAGCTCGTTGATCTCGTCGCGGTTCATCGTCCCTCCATTCGACTTCTGATGTAGGTCAAGACATCCTCGAAGAGGTAGCGACGGTCGCCCCTGCTACCGACTCTGAAATAGGGCAACTCGTTGGCTGGGATGCGCTTCACGGTGTTGTTGTGGACACCGAGGTGAATGGATGCCTCGGTGACATTCAGGGGTCCGATACCCAGAGGCTTGGCCGGGGCGTTACTCATCGGTCACCCCAGAGATACCGCTTCTCGAGCTCCGACAGCGGCGGCCCGAACTCGACCCGGTGGCGCTGCATGAATGTCTCAGTGTTGGCGCGGAGCCGGCGGACCAGCCAGTAGTGCTCCGTGTACCAGCGCGTCATGGTTGACCTCCGTGTGGCGGTTTCCGCCACTCTACTACTTCTTCTTGCCCGTTCCGAGCTTGCGCTCGAAGAACTCACGATCCTGCTTCGCGAGGTCCGCGAAGACGTCCTTCATCGGGTGCGTGGGCACCGTGCGGCGCTCCTGTGTCACGAACTCGGCTCCGACCGGCACGGCAA